TAATGAGAAAGAGGTCACTAAGATTTTTTCAGAAGATATTGATGTTTATCGTAATGATCCTGAAACAGGAGAAAAACGACTGCTAGCAAAATTTCGTAAAAATGTCTTTACACCTGAAGAGATTCGGATTGGTTGGGAGGGATTTTATCAGACTGCCGCAGCAAGTCGTAACCGTGGCGCCGCAGCGGGTCCAATTGATACAAAATCAGTATACTGGAAGAAGCGTAATCCAACAGAAGTTACAAAGTGGTCGGCAAAATACATACAGAATGGCAAGGTCAGCAAGATGCGTGTAAATAATAATGTGATGAGCAGTGTGCTCGGTTTCTTTGAAAAGACTCCATTTATGGGACTTCCTTGCCGGCTGACAAGTTATACTCAACGTTTTTTCCAACAATATAGACATGGTATACCTTTTATCGAAGCAGTTGCCGAAAAATTCAAAATACTTGTGCCCGATGCATATAAAAAGCAGTACGCAGCTGCGTCTAAGAAACCTATGTTCAGGATTGAAAATACCGCTTTCAGTTCAGTCACTCTAAATCGTAACTTCCGCACAGCACTCCACTGTGATGCTGGTGATTTTCGCGAAGGATTTGGAAATCTCTCTGTAATTGAGCGTGGTGAATATTCGGGTGGCTATACACTCTTTCCTCGATATGGTATTGGATTTAACGTTCGCACGGGTGATTTTATTGCCATGGATGTTCATGAATGGCATTGTAATACTGACCTGTATGAGACACCCGCACAAGCTAAAAAGAATAAACAGCTTCCAGATATCTACAAGGATGACGCAACCACAGGAACATTTGGTTCGAATAAGAACTTTACACGAATCTCATTTGTCTGTTATCTACGTGAAAAACTCCGTCAATGCGATGAGTCTCAAACAAGAAAGTACTATAACCGTATTAAATTTGACCCTAAAAAGGGAGATTTAGCCAAGGCTAAGTCTAAATTTTCTGGAAAAACAAGAAAACATCATAAAGAAGAAAGGGAATGAGTACCGAAGAGTATGCTCAAAAGATTCGTAATGCACTCGCCATGACAAGTCGGTATATTGCGCCGCCATCCGTCTCCTTTACGGCTAACTCAGGAGAAGGTATCCTTGCGACAGTTACGCCATTTCTTGTATGGGGACTTATGATTATATTTATTATACTTCTTGTGCTTGTAATTATAAACTACACACTCTATCCAATTTTTGATTTTGGTGCGACACCAAATGCTCTCATTCATTTTCCGCAAAGTGATTGGACATATTCATGGACAAACTCTGATCCAACTGTACTTTTTGTTGATACTCCAGCGGCAAAGACACTTCCGACAAATAACTTCAGTATTATATTTGATACAAAAGTACTCGTAACAATTCCTACAGCCGATACGAATACCAAGTATGTTCTGGTCTATAAGACAACCGCTGGCTCTGGAACAGCCGCAAGTGTTCAGCAAGCAGCCGCTGCATCTGCGACAGCCTCTACTTCAACACAAGCTAGAAATGCTCTCCCCGCAGGGTCTACATGTAGTACGGCAGATGTACAGGCAATTGCTGGTGCGATTACTGCGTCAAGCATTACAACACCAACGGGTGCTGCGGCAAGTCAAGTTCAGCCCTTACGCTCCTTTGACTATTTGAATAATGCGGCACTTGGAGTTCCTTCAGATCCATGCCTAATTGTATTCTATGACGCGGCGGCTTCTAAGATTATCGTCTACCTTGCCGTTGCTGCGTCAGCACAAGGTTCAACTCCTAACCGGCTTCTTGTATCCGCAGATGTAACTCCAATGGTTGCGTATCGCGTAGGTGTTGTTGTGAGTGATTCAATTATGGAGTTGTATCTAAATGGTAAGTGGGCATCCAGTACAACATTCACAGGAAAGGTGCCGATGGGTGGAGCAAAGGATACACTTTTTAGTGTACCTTCGCGCTATTCCGCAAATGTTGTCGTAAGAAATCTGGGAACTGTGGAGCGTGTTGTCTCTTCCGGTGAAATGCGTGGTGTAGGAACTCCTGCTCTTCAATAGAGAGATGATACTTTGGTTCATCGCCGCATTCGTCATCATTATAACAATTTATGCTCTTAATATCTTTTTCACGCCAAAGATAACGACCGCGTCTGACCCAGGTCCTTGGATCCTTGACGGAAATCAAGGTGCATCTTCGCAAGTTACAAATAATCATGTCTATGCGGCGAACTTTTTAAAGAATCAGAGTTCGAGTTTCCGTGTATTCTACTATATTCAGTCCATGCCCCGTACCGCGGCAGTCTATGATACAACTACAAATGTAGCCAACTTCAATTCAACAACTGATTCATTTGACGTATGTGATAATACAGCGGGTACATGTGTACACCCAGGATTTGCGAAGCTACTTCAATTTGATACATCCCTCTGGATTGAACTTCTTCAGGCACCCGATGCATCACGTCCTGGTCTACCCAAGACACAACTCTGTATTCAGACAACAGACCAAACAGGTAAATCGTATATTGAGACATTCGCACTCCCCTCATTTCCCCAACAAAAATGGGTTATGCTTACACTCTCTCATGAAGGCTCAAAGTATGATGTCTATTATAATGGTCATCTCGCAGCATCTGTAAAAACAGTAAATGTACCTAAACCAACGGCAACAAGACTTGCACTTTCCGACGGCACATTTACAGGAAGAGCATCCTATTTACTTTCAGCCACAACTCCTCTAACCGCATCACAGGTTGCTTCTGATTTTAAAAGTAACACGGATACACTTGGACAGCCTTATGACTCCTTATTCCCTTCATTAAATATCAATCTATGTCCTTCCGGCAATTGTTTCACAGGTCCATCCGTTCGTCCCAGTAATCCATTAGTTGTCTGGAAGAGCGACTACTAAAAACTCCCCTCAAACAGAATGAACGCTGCCCCTGCCGCCCCCTCTGCGGGCACATTAGGAAGACTTGTTGGTGGTGCTGTTATGCTTGTTGTAGCAGCCGTGTTACTCTATTATTTATATGATTATATGTTCAATGTTGCGCAGACTCAAGTGAAGGCTGCGATTGTACCGAGTCCGATTGCGTCTCCTACAACTATGATCCAGTATCCTGGCACAACACAGAGTGATATAAAATTAGCTCAATATATTTTTACGGGTGGAGAAATGGCAATTACATTTTGGATGTATGTAACTGGTGCTGGAAGTGACACCACGAATAAGCGTCATATTCTGAATCTTGGTAGAACAGCAACAGATGATGCGTCAACCCTTATTGTTGCTATGGGAGGACTTACAAACACGATGTATGTTCACGTCAATGATGGTAGTTCAAGTAGTTTCGTGTTTAACAATTTCATGTCAATAACGCCTGATGCTGATTCGACCGCGCCGTGTAATGTACAGAATGTTGAGTTTGGGCGCTGGGTTAATGTAACAGTTGTCCTCAACAACAATCTATGCGATGTTTACATGGACGGTCGCCTCTCTCGCTCATGTGTACTCAAAGGACAGTTTCAGGTGAATGGTTCCACAACAACACCGCTCTATTTCTTCTTACTCAATCCTGATGTTGGAACGGCATCTGCTCATGTAAAGACGGATTGGACGGGCAGCTTATCAGGTGTGAATTTCTACAACTACGCACTTTCCCCGGATGAAACCTATCGTATCTACATGGCAGGTCCTTCCGGCTCACAAGGTGATTTATGGTCAGCAATTAAGTCATTCTTTGGAGCACTGGCACCGACCGCACCTGTAGTTCCGAAACCTACGTAAGTAGTCAACATATATTTACAAATGAGATGTCTAGTCAAGTCAACTCATTTGTGTTTGCTGGAAATGAATATCTACAGTTTGTAGATTGTGATGGAGGCACCCTTGAATACCAGTAGTGGAAACTTCATATTAGGAAATGGATTAATTCCGCAAATCCTTCTTGCACTTGTCACAGGTATAATAGTCTTTCTCATTTTTTTCAGCTTGGAGTCACTTGTAAAGACATATTACAAATATTCAATGGCAAAAACGGTTCTTGTTCCGAATACGATTATGAGCAATCAATCTATTGTTGTTCGTCAAGACCCAAGTGATCCGAAAGCTCAAATGCTTCTACCTTCAGATAATGAGTTAACTGGTGTTGAATTCACCTACAGTTTCTTCCTCTTTGTTGACCCGGCAACCTTCGATACAAGTGGTGGTCTCAAGCACATATTCTACAAGGGCTACTCTACACCGTTCCCGCTGCTTGGACCGGCTGTTTTCATGCGCTCAGATGAAAACACGATGAGAATCTTCATGAACTCCTACAAGTCATGGTATAGTTATGTAGATATTCAGAATGTACCGGTCCAGAAGTGGTTCTATGTAGCGGTCGTCTTCCGTGCGAACACTCTTGAAGTCTATATCAATGGAAATCTCAAGGGTCGTATCCCGATGGAGAAGACATACCCTTACCAGAACTACCAGAATCTGATTGTATTTGGGCAGAGCAAGTTTAATAGTCGCACAACACTTGGTAATAAGGTGACCAATCTTCAGGGCGTTGAAGAAGATTTCATTGTTACAGGAACCATGGCGGGTCAACTCAGTCGTCTCTGTCACTACAGATATGCCCTTTCCTTTGCTGAAATCCAGGCAAATGCGAATCAGGGACCGAGTTCGACTGTGGATATGTCGACGACACAATCTGCGAGCTCATATCTACAAAACTCCCTTGTAGATTCATGGTATACAAGCTAATAATTGGTTAATTAAAAAGACTTTACTACTGGGATTATAAATTCCGATATTAAAGCCTCATGAAATAGAAGGGATAATGACTGGTGGCGGTCTATTAGGACTTGTAGCGTATGGTTCACAAAATGTGGTTCTCAGTGGGAATCCAGATATGACCTATTTCTATAAGGTATTTCGTCGGTATACGCATTTTGCTATGGAGAATATTGCACAGCAAATGGATGGTCCCGACCAACTCTTTTACGACCAGCCCATTAAAGTTCGATTCAAGATTCCGCGTATTGCTGAACTAGTGACCGATATGTATTTTACATTTCAGTTACCCGATATATATAGCAAATACATTTCGCCAAGAGTACGGAGCTATCAATATGAATTTCAATGGTCAAAATACATTGGGTGTGCACTCATTCAGAATGCTGCATTTTTTATAGGCGGTCAGAAAATCCAGGAGTTTGATGGGTCCTATCTACTTGCAAAAGCACTTGCTGATTATAAAACGGATGAGTTTGCTAAATGGGAACGGCTGGTAGGAAATGTCGCCGAGCTTGTAGATCCTGCGAATGGTATTTACGCTGGCGGTACAAATCAGACTGGATATCCAAATGTAATCCGTGACCCGAGCCGTCCACTTGGCTCACAGATAAATCGTCCATCTCTCTTTGGACAAACTATTCGAGTACCGCTCCCTTTCTGGTTTGCCGAGCATGCGGGCTCAGCTCTTCCTTTAGTAGGTCTACAGTATCATGAATGTGAAGTTCAAATCACTCTCAGTCCAATCAACCAACTTTACACGGTGCTTGACGCATCAGGTTTTCGTGTAGCACCTGGTATTCAGACAAGTGCATCTCTAGCAAATATCCGTTCAAATCTTCCGGATTACACGTCAATCGTTGACATTAGTGGACAGATTCGTTCATTCTTAACCGATATGGGCGCAGATATTCCTGCTCTGAATACATGGAATCTACAACCTACCATTGAGACAACCTATATTTATCTCGCAGAGGAGGAACGTACACTCTTTGCTACAACACCTCTCTCCTATTTAATTCACCAGCTTACATGGTATCCCTTTCCAACAATTTATACACGCCAAATATTGGATCTTGAAACACATAATCCGATTGAACGACTTCTTTTCGTTAATCGTCGTTCCGATACACTTCAATATCGCAACGATTTCAGTAACTGGACAAACTGGTGGAACTATCCTTCAACGCCCTATCTCCCTCCACCTGGAACTGTCCCGCTCCTAACACAAGCCTTTTCATCTGGTGTGCTAATACAGTTCGCACAACTACAGATTCTACAGGGTCTACGAGTTCTCTGTGATGGCAATGAAATCCAGGAGATAAAACCAATTGATTACTTTACAAAAATCACTCCCTGGAAGTACACATCAGGAAACCCTGGAGAAGTCTTACCAATCTATAGTTTCTGTCTACATAGTCCAGATTTTCAACCTTCTGGTTCGTTGAACTCAAGTCGCATTCGTGTATTTCAGGTTGAGGTGAATCCGTATACACTTCCACCAAATACGACATATGTGTACGATTTAACAATTTATGTTGAGTCAGTCAATTTTGTAGAATTTGCGTCAGGTATGGCTGGACTGAAGTATGCTCTATAAATAGGATGGGACAAGGAGCAAGTCGCATTGTTGATAATGCTACATATAATCCCGATGTTCAACGTCAAAAAGCGGCGGACCAAAAAGAGGGCGCAAAGGTTCGTGATGAGTATCGCAATATACTTACAAATTTTCAAAAAGAGCTAGAAAAAGCTGTTATAGCTGGAGAAATTACACCCGAAGGAAGTACATTACTACAGGGTGTTATTGATACAGAAACAACTTGGTTGAAAAATAATCCGAATGCTTTGGCAGACACAATCTACGCAGAGATTCAAATATACAATGATGCATTATCGGCACAAGTAAGTGCTGACAGAATACGTATTGTTTTTTTTAATGCACTTAAGCTCTGGAACTACACACTTCTTCAACTCCAGAATCAGAATTTAATCTCTGAGGACAAAGCAGAAAAATTCCAAAAAGTACTTGACCAAAATCAAGTCTGGTATACTAAGAATCTAAATTCACCTCTTGAAACACTCCAAGCGCAAATCGCAACTATCGTAACAAGCGCTGAGTCTATTCTAAATGAACCCGCAGCGATTCAAAAGATACAGACTGAAGCACAAGCAAGCGCAGCTAAATCTTCAGGCAATCTTGATAAATTAATTGCCGATGCAGCAGCTGCTAAGGCTGAAAGAGATAAAGAAGATGCGTCAAAGTTTAGTGGCGACCGTGTTAAAAAGAAGGTCTGGGACCAAACAATGTCTGGAATTCAAACGATGATCTACGTAGTTATAGGTCTCTATACAGGTTCCCTTGTAGCCAATGATTCACTTGTCCGTCCTCTCTCAATTCGCGTAGTCTATTTTATCTATGCTGCAATTTTCTGGTTTGTTGTACTTCCCTATTATATCTATCGTTCATTTACACATTATCCACCCTTTATGGGCTCCTATCTCTTCCCCCTCTATTCATATGATCCTGGTGAAGTGTCAAAAGAGTCATTTTTCGAAATGCTTGTATGGTACAAAGATGTTGCGCCGATTCAAAAAGCAAAGGATGAATGGCAGGCTGCGGCAGATGCGATGCTTGCTGCGCAAAAACCAATAGGTTAAACGTAAATCGCGATAAACTTTACAGAATGACCCCTATTGTAAGTGTGATTACACCGACTTACAACAGGAGACGATTTATACCATATTTGATTCGTTGTTATGAGAGTCAAACATTTAAGAAAGACTCCATGGAATGGATTATTCTTGACGATGGTCAGGACAAAGTACGTGATCTCTTTGAAGCTGCTGCGCAACGTATTCCAAATATTCGCTATATTTCTCTTGATGAGAAGCTTACAATTGGAGAAAAGCGTAATCGCTTGAATGATGAAGCAAAGGGCTCAATTATTATTGCGATGGATGATGATGATTATTATCCGCCTGAACGAGTAAGTCATGTAGTTACACGATTTGCGAACCATAAAGATATCAATCTCGCAGGAAGTTCAGAAATTTATATGTATTATTCGGATGTCAAGCAGATTTATAAACTGGGACCGTATAATGCGAACCATGCTACAAACGGAACAATGGCGTGGCGAAAGTCTTACGCAAATGAACATCGGTATGATGATACAGTGACGCATGCTGAGGAGCGTTCTTTCTTAGAAGATTATAAACACAAGATGATTCAACTCGACCCTTTTAAGGTGATGCTCGTAATGAGTCATAGTGAAAATACATTTGATAAAAAGAAGATGCGTGAAGATGTAGGAAAGAATCCTTTTATTGCGAAGACAACTCTTAAGATAAAGGATTTTATTAAAGATTCAGACATGCGGGCTTTCTTTGCGAATGCCTAAAGTTCCTTTTGACACGCTGTTTAGTGGGAATGCT